GGCCGTCGAATGCAGGCTCGGGCAGGCGTGGGGCGTCGGGCCATGGCTGTACAAGCTCACCGACACCGAGGGCAGCACCGTCGCCGAGCACCCATCCGAGACCGTCCACTACACAAGGCAGGTCTGATCATGAGCATTGCACCGGCTGAGCGCGTGGAGACGTCGCTCGAGGAATTGGCGGGGCTGGACTTTGAGCCTGAGATGAAGTGCGAGTGGGCGCATGGCGAGTGCCCCAAAGCGGCCAAATGGTGGTCTATCCAGCCATGCTGCAAGGCTCGCTACACAGCCTGTGACCCCCATGTTCAGGGATGGCTACAGGAGGTCGCCGAGGCTCCCAACCTCCTCTTCGAGTGCATCACATGCAACTCGGTCATAACGGCGATGTCCATCATCTTCGAGCCGATCAAGGTGTCCTCATGAGCGGCGACAAACTGCCCCCGGAGGCCATCGACTGCCCGCGCTGCCAAGCCTCGCGGCTGAACCTCGGCAAGCGCCACTGCGACAGCGAGCGCTGCGTGTGGGTGAAGTGCCAGAAGTGCCTCGCCACCTACGACATGCACTCGGGCAAGTCCTACCACCCCGACGACTACAAGGATGACAAATGACCACGGTTACCACCCAGCAGGAACTCGACGCCGCGCTCAAGGCTGGCGCGCCCGAGGTCATCATCAACTCTCCCGCCGGCGTCCGGCTGGAAGTCCATTCGACGGGCTCCAGCAGCGTCGAGGCGTGGGGCTCCAGCCGCGTCGTGGCGTGGGGCTCCAGCAGCGTCGTGGCGCGGGACTCCAGTCGCGTCGAGGCGTGGGACTCCAGCAGCGTCGTGGCGCGGGGCTCCAGCAGCGTCGAGGCGCGGGACTCCAGCAGCGTCGAGGCGTGGGACTCCAGCCGCGTCGTGGCGTGGGGCTCCAGCAGCGTCGAGGCGTGGGGCTCCAGCAGCGTCGTGGCGCGGGGCTCCAGCAGCGTCGAGGCGTGGGACTCCAGCCGCGTCGAGGCGCGGGACTCCAGCAGCGTCGAGGCGTGGGGCTCCAGCCGCGTCGTGGCGCGGGGCTCCAGCAGCGTCGAGGCGCGGGGCTCCAGCAGCGTCGAGGCGTGGGACTCCAGCAGCGTCGAGGCGTGGGGCTCCAGCAGCGTCGAGGCGTGGGACTCCAGTCGCGTCGAGGCGTGGGGCTCCAGTCGCGTCGTGGCGTGGGGCTCCAGCAGCGTCGTGGCGCGGGGCTCCAGCAGCGTCGTGGCGCGGGGCTCCAGCAGCGTCGAGGCGTCCAAATACGTCGCCGTACACCTGCACTCCGGGCGGGCCACCATAGAAGGCGGCGTCGTCATCGATATCACCCAGCTCGACCTCGATGGCCACCAGGATTGGGCCGACTATCACGGGGTCAAGACCGAGGGTGGCGAGCTGATCGTCTACAAGGCCGTCAACGCCGACCTGAAGTCGGGACGCGGCTTCGCCTATCCCATCGGCGAGACGGTCACCGACCCTGCATGGAAGCCGGGCAACTTCTGCGGCGGCGGCCTGCACTTTTCGCCCAGCCCGGCTCAGGCGAAGGTCTATTTCACGGACGCGACCCGGTTCCTCAAGTGCGCGGTGAAGACGGATGAGCTGTCCATTATCGACGGAGCGGACACATACGAGACGCCGAAGCTCAAGGCCAAGTCAGCGCGGGTGCTCTGCGAGGTTGACATCCACGGGGAAGAGATCTGAGATGTTCGCCTTCTGCTTCCTCGCTGCCTGCGTCTTCTGGGGCACCGCCGGCGCCGCTTGGGTCTGCGATCGGGGGCGACGGTGAGCGAGTTCAATCCGCGCATCACCTCCGAGCAGGCCGCCGAGCTCCGCGCGTGGATCGGCCCCGTCCTCCCGAAGTGCTCGCCGTCGATCCACTACGGCTGCACCGAGGAGGCTGGGCACTACATCCGCTACATCCACAACTGCCAGGGCCTCCCCGTGACCGTCTACCCCGTCTGCCGCGCCGTCATCGACGCCATCGGTCAGGCGGTGCTCGACGGGAGCCTGATCCACTGCCCTCACTGCGCCTGCGGCATTCCCGCGAAGCAATACCGGGTGTGCGTGGAGAAGGTGGTCGTGTGACCCTGCGAACCTACAAAGTCGAGCAGGGCACAGACGAGTGGTTGGCGCTGCGCCTCGGCATGGTCACAGCGTCTGTCGTCGGCCAGCTCGTCACGCCCAAGACGATCAAGCCCGCAGCCAATGAGACCTCGCGCGGCCTCGCAACACTCCTCGTCGCCGAGCGCATCACGGGATTCTCTGACCCCGTCTACGTCTCAGCCGACATGGAGCGCGGCACCTTCGATGAGCCCTACGCCCGCCAGCTCTACAGCGAGACCTTCCAGCCAGCAGTCAAGGCAGGCTTCATGGTCCGCGACGACTGGGGCTTCAAGATCGGCTACTCCCCCGACGGCCTCGTTGGCAGACGAGGACTCATCGAGGTCAAGTCGCGCCTGCAGAAGGTGCAGCTCGCGACCATCCTCGCCGACGAGGTGCCCAGCGAGAACATGGCGCAGATCCAGTGCGGCCTCCTGGTCTCAGGGCGCGCGTGGTGCGACTACGTGAGCTACTGCGGGGGCATGCCGCTCTACGTCAAGCGCGTCCTGCCGGACAAGCAGTGGCAGGACGCGATCCTCGCCGCCGTGAGTGCTCTCGAAGACGCTGCCATGGAAATGCTCGTCAAGTACAAGGCGCGCACCGAGGGCATGCCGATCGCCGACCGAATCGACCATTTCGCAGATATGGAGCTCTAGCGATGGATCTCACTGAGACAATCGCCCCGAAGTCAGACCAGCTCAACGCCGACGACCTGCTGACCGGCCCGCGCACCTTCACCATCGAAGGCGTGAGTGCGGGCAATCCGGAACAGCCCGTCAATGTCCACCTCGTCGAGCTTCCCGGCCGACCCTACCGCCCCTCGAAGTCCATGCGCCGAGTCATGGTCGCAGCGTGGGGCAAGGAGGCGAACGCATACGTCGGCCGCCGCCTCACGCTCTACCGCAACCCCGAGATCACCTTCGGCCGCGAGAAGGTCGGCGGCATCGAGATCAGCCACGTCAGCCACCTGAGCAAGTCGATGACCGTGGCGCTCACTGCCACGCGCGGCAAGAAGCGCACGTTTACGGTCGAGCCGCTCGTCGAGGCCAACCACGCCTCCGATGCCCAGATCAAGCAGCTCGTCACCGCGCTCAACGCCCTCGGCCACGCGACGTCGGCGCAGAAGTCGGCAGCGATCGCGGAGCAGCTCGGGGAGGCCAAGACCGCGAAGGAACTGACCGCCGAGGAGGCCGAGGTGCTGATCGTGACGTTCCAGGGGATGGCGGGCTCCGATGCCTGAGCTGACATGTGTGCTCTGCGCATTCCATGACGACAATCGCGAGGAGCCCGCTTACTTCGTCGTCAATGGCACATCGGTCTGCGAGGATCACGGAATCTTCCTCATGCGGCATAACGTGCAGGGACCCAGCCAGTGGCAAGCCGACGTATTTAATCGCGAGGTTGACGACCTAGACGCATGGAAGGAAGCCGCGGGCGACGGGTACGACGGGGGTCCCTATCATGCGTGACCCAGTCCGCTTTGACGTGTACACCACCGAGGATTGCCCCGGCACCGCCCAGACCCTCGCGAAGCTGGACGAGCTCGGCGCCGAGTACGAGGTGCGCGACTTCAACCGCCAGCGGGCGTGGCTGGCGCACCAGAAGTACTCGATCAGCCCCGTCGTCGTGGTCTACATGGGGCGCGGCCAGAGGCGGGTGCGCTGGACCAGCTGGTGCGGCCACAACCCGCGCATGATCGAGCTCGCGGTGGAGATGGGGGCGAAGGATGATCGCGCCGCACAGAACTGAGCCTTACTACCAAGACGATTACGTGACGCTCTACCACGGGGACTGCCTCACCGAGCACCGTGAATGGCTCGAGGCGGACATCCTCGTGACAGATCCGCCGTACGGGGTGGCGTGGAAGGCTGGGCAGTTCTCCAATGCCGCCGCACCCAATGAGACGACGATAGCCAGCGATGAAACGCCGGCCGCGAGAGACGCGATGCTGACCGCATGGGGTGACCGCCCAGCACTCGTATTTTGGATCATGGAGGGTCGCCCGCCCAGCCCAAGGTCAATAAACCGGCTCATCTGGTACAAGGCTGCAAACATCCCCGGCATGAGGACTCAGCCGTGGTACTCGGCCGACGAGGAGATCTACCAGATCGGCACGGGATTCTGCGGAAAGCCGGTCCAGAACGTCCTCGTGACGCACGATCGCCGAGATGGTGCCAATGGCGAGGTAGCTCGGATCGGGCACCCGACTCCAAAGCCGGTCGGGCTCATGGAACGCCTGATCGAGAAGTGCCCACCCGGCACCGTCGCCGACCCGTTCGCCGGCTCTGGCTCAACGCTCGTCGCAGCCAAGGCGCTCGGGCGCAAGGCAATCGGCGTCGAGCTTGAGGAACGCTACTGCGAGATAGCGGCGCGGCGGCTGAGTCAGGAGGTGCTGTTCACGTGATGAACAACCACGACGAGCTGATAACAGCCAACGGGGAGCAAAGACGTGGCCTGCCAGAGAGCAGGCCCTACGTGTATGCAGGCTCGGGCCACGACGAGATCCAGCCCGAGGAGTGCTGCGCCGAGTGCATCCGCGTGGTGCGGCGGCTGCGGGAGGCTCGGGACGCGCGCGCGAGGAGGAAGTGATGGCCGGCTACGTCTACCGCGGAACCGAGTTCGACGCGCACGCACCCGAGCCGAAGCCGAAGCGTGGGCCGAAACCGAAGCCCATACGGCACGGAACCACGAAGGGCTGGTGGGCTCACTACCGTCGCGGCCAGAAACCCTGCGAACCATGCAGGCTCGCCCTCAATGCCTCTCGGAACAAGACGGGACGCACATGCCGCCCCGTCGCGGTGTGCGGTACTCCGGGGGGCTACAACCGCCACCGACGCCTCGGCGAGAAGCCCTGCCTGCCCTGCAGGCTCGTGGTCGCCGAGCGGGCCCTTGAGTACTACTACCGCCGGAAGGAGGAGCGAGCATGCAGGGCCCGCTGAAAGCGC